AGGGTGCCGACCAGCGGGATTGCCCCCGCCAGCGCCAGCACCCGATTCGGCCGGCGGGCGGTATCTATGATCCACTCGATCATCTCGCCGAGCACCCCCGGCACGCCGCGGGTATACGGCTCGAGCTCGTCGCCTGCCGGCATGGCTGTCGTGGCCACGCCCGGCTCCGCGGCTATGATTGGCTCCGGCTTAGGTGGGATCTCCGGCTCCGGCAGGATCTCGATCCGCTCGCCGGCCCAGCCGGTGTGATCGCTGAGAAACTTGAACGCGGTGTCGAGATCGCAGCTGTGCGCGGCCATGACCAAGTCGAGCGGCGTGTAGCCCTGGCCGTTGCCGACGCCGCCAGCGCCGAAGTCGCGGATACCGGCGCGGGCAATTTTGAGATTGGGCTTGCGCACGTTGTCGGGACGTCCCGTCGAAGACGGCCGCCAGGTCGCTACCGCTTCATAGCCGCCGCGCGCGGGCCGGCACCTGAACAGCTGTAGTGCCGGTACCCACAAGCCAAAATGCGCGAGCGCGAAATTGTTGAGCGCCCGATGCGGGGTGTCGGCGTCGACATCGAAATCCGCCATCGACGCACCGTCGCCGTTGCTGCGCGGCGGATCTGGACGCCAGCCGAACGGCACCAGCGCGGTGCCGATGTTGCCGATGATGTCGGGCGTGATCAACGGCAGGTCCTCGGGGGCATAGTGCTCGAGCCCCGCGCCTTGCCATCGGTAGGGCTTGCCGGTGTCAGGATGAATCGTCGGCGGCAACACCGTCTGCCGTCCCGGGCCAATCAGATCGCAGACGCGCTTGCCGTTAATGTTCCAACTCTGCGAGGTCTTGATATCAGGGCCATAGAAGAATCTGGTTTCGCCTTTCAGGCCGCTCTTAGTGACCGGCGTCGGCGGCAGCACCTTGACGATCGCGTTCTTGATTGTGGCATCGTCGATATCGATGTCGATCCCGATCATGCCATGCGAGGAACGACCACCGACCACGCCGATGCCGGTGTCGCAAGCACTCCAGGCGGCGAGCTCTATGAGTTGAGGCTTGCGATCATCAAGGTAGCGTTGCTGCCACTTTGGCAGCAGAACCCATAGCCCGGCGCAATAATAGCCCGGGATTTTGCTGCCGGGCATGATCGGGATCGCGGCGTAGCCACGCGCGATCAGGGTTTCGGCGTTAGCTTCGAAAGCTCCCAAGGGCAGCCCCCTTAGAACGGCCGAGCGTTGAATGGCGGCTCGTCGTTGAGCAGCTTGCGGCGTAAGGCCCGCTCATAGCCGGTCAGCAGCCGAAACAGGAATTCGCGCCACTCCTCGGCGCTGAGACGCGTGAGATCGGTCTTGCCGATCTCGTCGAGATAGCCGCCGGCGTTGCGCCCCGCCTCGAGAATGGCGCCGAGTTCGTAGTCATCGAATTTTTCGCGCGACATGGCGAAGAGCTCCCTCGCCGCCCGATGGCAGTGGTTCGAGCCACAGAGCCAGATGGCCTTCCTGATGGCATGTGGAATCGGTGAGTAGGCGAAGCCGGCGGCCCGGCGCCGGCAGGTTGCGCACACGGTGGGCACCCGGCCCATGTAGCGAATAAGCGTCGGATGCATCAGTAAGGCACCGTGTCTATGATGTCGGGCTTGGATTGCGAGCGCCAATCGGGCCGCAGATTGACGTCGTAGTCGACACCTTCGATGCGCCGGCCGATGATCCGCCAATATTTCCCGTCAGGCGCAACGCGGATATGCGACGGCCAGGCGATCTCGTCCTCGCGCGCCAGTGCCTCTTCGACGGTCTGCGGCACCGCGGTACCCACAAGCGCGCGCCACCAGACCTCGGCCTTGGCGCGGGGATAGCCCTGATGCTCAAGGCAAACCCACTCGCTGAAGGTGTCGATGCCGCATTGATAGGACGCCCGCAGCGACGGCGTGACTTTGACATGCTTGCGAAACTCGACGTCCTCGACCGCGAGCCAGTCCGAAACACGACGTTCGCTACTGAGGATCGCCGCGCCGTCGGCCTGTGCGGCGTGTTTTGGCCGGGAAGGGAATTCGAATCCGCAACCCGGGCATTCCATCACTGCCAGTGCGACGATCTCGTCACACTCCGGACAGGTTTTGGTGGGGGCCGCGCCGTTGCCGCCGCCCTTGGTCACTATGCGCGGATCATCGACCGGGCCGAAGCGACGGACATTGCCAGCGAAATCGAGCACCAAACAATCGAGCTTGCCGTCCGCCTTGCGCGTGCCACGGCCAACCTGCTGCACGTAAAGACCGGTCGAGCATGTTGGCCGCAACAGTGCGATCAGGTCGACAAAGGGAACGTTGAATCCGTAGGAGAGAACCATCACCGAGACGAGGCAGGGGAGTCGCCCGGCGCGGAACTCCTCGATGATACGATCGCGTTCGTCGTCATCGGTTTTGCCCAGCACCATCTTGGCGTTGACGCCACGCGCCCGCAGTGCATCGCGTACGAGCTCAGCGTGACCGACCCCGACGCAGAAGGCCAGCCAGGCGCGCCGGGTACCAGCATGCTTGACGATCTCGTCGCAGGCGCCGTTGATGACATCAAGCTCACTGGCGACCGCTTCAAGCTGTTCGGCGATGAATTCGCCACCGCGCTTGCCGACGCCGGTAACGTCGATCAGTGTCGTTGTCGATTTCGATGACAATGGCGACAGAAAACCATCGCGGATGCCCTGCGCGATCGTATATTCGTAGACCACGCTGTCGAAGATGTGCCCCTCGCCCTCGCACAGATGTCCGCTGTCGAGCCGATAGGGTGTCGCTGTCAATCCCCCGACCCGCAGATCAGGCACCACCTCGCGCAACGCCGCGATCGTGGTGCGGTACATGCCTTGATCAGCATGAGTAATTAGGTGGCCCTCGTCGACCAAGATCAGTTCACGCGGGCCGATTGCTTGCGGAATGCGATAAATCGAATTGATGGTGGCAAACAGAATCTGCGCGTCGGTATCGCGCGAACCAAGCCCCTCGCAATTGGTACCTATTGGCGCGTCGGGCCATACATTTACCAGCTCTTTGACGTTCTGCTCGATGAGCTCGCGATTGGGCGCCGTGATCAGCACTCGCATGCTGGGATAGTCGGACAAGAGCTGTTTGAGCAGAAATGCGATGATGACACTTTTGCCGGTCCCGGTGGCCAATACCAGCAACGGATTGCCGCCGCCGCGCCGCCAGTAGTCGAACAGCGCCTGCAGACCCTCGATCTGATAGGGCCGTAATTTCATTAGACAAGGATCCGTAGAGGATCACCAGTGATCAGCAGACTTCAATCCACCGGAGAGAATGGTCGCCGCCGCCGCGGCGACCATCAGAAGCAGATCACTAGCGCCATGGCGCGCTGCTGCCGGACGACGTCGTAGGCGTTGCCGGTGTAGACGGTGACTTCGGCGGCGTGACCGGCGGTGTCTTGGATGGACCGGGGCCGGGGCCGCGCTTGGGCTGGAAGTCCGACGGCTTCACCTTCGTGACGCAGTTTTTGTCGTCGTAGACACCATCCTTGTCCCGCTTGATGCCGACACGCGCCATCACCGGCTTGTAGAGCATGATGCTGATCGACTTCGTCGGCCCGGTATGGCCGATTGCCTCATAGACGTCCTTCAGAAGGCGCGCTCCGATCTCGACAGCCTGCTGGTTGTTGTTTTGAAGCGTGATGTTCTGAAAGATCCTGCGTCCCTTGTGATCGCCATTCAGGATTTCAAACACCGTGCGCAAGTACGTGCTGCCGGTTTTGGCGCGCTCTCCGCCGACCTCGATGATCTGGGTCAAGTACCAGTTGGGCGGAACTGGTTCGAGGTCCGTTCCTTTATGCGCTGAAGGATCGAAGTCTTCAGGCAGTTCTTCGAAATCAATCATGAGCTTTCTCCATTGTTTTAGTTTCGGGTGCCGCAGTCGTCACGCCCGCCTGCGGCCGCGGGAAAAACTTGGCGATTTCCTCGTAGTTGAACTGTTGCGGGATCCGGATGCGCTCGGGCATGCCGTAACGGTTTTTGGCAATGAACGCCGGGCGTCCTTCGAGGTGCAGCCAGCGCGTCGAGCCGCCGTCGGCGCGTGCGCGAGTTTTGCCGAATCCACCCTGCTCTGTTTTGATTACGACGTCCGTGGCCAGAAAACCGATGATGTCGACGCTGTCCTCGACCAGCGCCCGTGCCCGCTTGTGCAACCGCAACTGGTAAGATGAGTAACTCGAGGCGCGCGGATCGTTGATAGTAACGATCTCGGAGTGCGCGAGCAGCACGATCATCATGCCGCGGGTACGCCGCAGCCATTCACAGGCGCGCAATACGTCCAACCACAAGGAGTCAGCTTGGACGTAGCCCCGCCCGAAGCCAGGCATCTCGATGCTGGCATAACCATACTCGGCGCACACTGCGCTGAAAATCAGCGGCTCGAGCTTGTCGACGCTGTCGATTACGACGGTCCTGAAATCGTGCGGCTGAGTGCCAAGGTGCTTCAGGGCGTCGACGACGGCCGCATAGGATTCCAGCAGGCCAAAAGTCGAGATTTCGAGTCCGGCTGGGATGCCGTCCTCACATTGCAGGAACACTGGATCGGGAAAACTCTGCGCCAATGTAGTCTTGCCAACGCCGGGCAGGCCGTGCACGACAATGATCGGCGACAGCTTTTGAGTGGTGCGGAAAATTTTGGTCATAGTGCTCGACTCCCTACGCCGCCTGCGATTGATCCGATTGGAGCCGGCACGGCATCTGCACCACGAGCATCGCGTCGCTCTCGACGTCGGTGATGAGGATGGGATTGCCAGCGCCGTTGGTGGCGATGCGAATATCCTCGCCGCGGAATTCGTTGACTACGTCGATGATGCGGCGGACCTGCGCGGCGGTCTGGATCGGCACGTTGCCCGCGATCGTTGCCGCGTCGCTGGTGTGGGGGCTCTTAGTGCTCATGATCCTTTCTCCGAAACTGAAGCGTTCTGGCCGAGCAATAGCCCTAGATCACTCAAGGGCTACTCTTTCCACTGCGGAAGAGAGGAGCGCACAACTCAGCCAGGCCCGCGTGCTGCTCCGATGGATTGAGCGCGCCGCGTATCGCCTTCACCGCGGATTGATGCTTTTTCCAGAGCTCGCTCGGCAGCCGGCGCTCAAGCTCGGCGAGCAACTTCGCGATCGAACACGCCCTCAACATGCGGCCCTCGAGATCCCACCTCGTCGGGATAGCGGCGAGAAACTCGGTGCGTTCGATACCCTCGAAGAAATCCTCGAACTTGGTTATCTTCGCTTCCTCGATTTCGCTGCGCACGACGATGTTCTCGCGCGTGAGCCGCCGTACCGTAGTCTCGAGTTCTTCATTTCGTGCACGCAGCCGCTCAATTTCGCCGGCGCTGTCGAGACCGATGTCCTTTGCACCGGCACCGGATTTCTGCTGCTGCTGCTGGTCGTCCCGAGATTTCCACTCCTGGAGGAATTCCTCCATCCATTGAAGTGCGCCAAGCAGACGCTGGTCGATGATTCTTGGGACACGCGCGAGCTTGCGGACGTGTTGCGCGGTGTCATGCGGGCGCGGCAGTGCGCCGAGGTGCTCGAGTGCCTCGCGCAGGTGGGTCCACAGAACAGAGGCGTCGCGCATGGCCACGCCCCGTTCCGTCGGGGCCGCCGCCGGCAATGCCGGGCAGGCGCCGGGTTTGCGCTGCGGCACCGCCATCTTCTTGGTGGCCTCGATGGCGTCCTTGATCTCCGCAACCTGAAGGGTCTCGCCGGCCTGGACGCGCTCAATGACCTCTGCGCGGGCCTCATCCGGTGTGCTCGGCGCCGCGAGCAGGTAGAGGCCGGACAGCGGCAGGGCCAAATTCGACAAGTTGTCGAATTTGCCCGAGAGCGCATAAATGCTCATGAAGCGCTCGGCCATTTTGTCCGTCCATCCGAATTCGCGGTGGAGCCAAGGCCGAAAGCCGCCATGACCGCAGATGATTTTGCCCTCGGTCAGGCGGCGACCGATCTCGATCACGTCGCCGACGACACGCTTGCCTAGTGCTCGAATCTCGCGCGCGTGATCGGTCAGGGTGGGGTCGGAAAGCAGGATTTCGGCTGCCATTGCGTTTCTCTTGCGGCCTCCGGGGCCGGTGGGGCATAATGCTGGCCTCTGCCAAGAGACCTTTGCGTTAGCCCGATAAAGATGCGAACGCCGTCACCAACCGGGGCGGCGTTTCGCGTTAGGTGACGGAAGCCCCGACCGGGGCAGCGGGACGGTGCCGCTCGGCCATGGTCTCGGCCTCGCGCTCGGCGCGCCAGTCCGCTTCCGCCTGCTCGGTGATGATGATGCGCCCGTCGAGTTCGATCTCGCGCGGGCCGCGGCCCTGCCGTTTCAGCGAAAAATACGTGCTCTCGCTGATATCGTTGTTGAGGCAAAAGCTTGGGATGTTGTGGACGCCACCGGGCCTGCGTCGGCGACTGCGCTCAATGAATTTTTTGCGACGCTTTCGGCTTTCGGCAGACCCACGACGCTTTGACATGGCTCGCCTCCGGTGAAGGGGTACGGAGCCACTCAACGTTAGAAACAGGCGGGTTTTAGAGAACTTTTTTCGAGGGGTAAAACCCGCGTCGCTTTAGCCGCGAGATTGCATGCGCCGCAGCCACAACATCCGTTCTCTGAGGCGCGTAGGCTCTCGCTCTTGGCGTTCGCGCTCGATGTTGTCGCGCACCGTGTCGGGACGCGGCAACGTCAGTCGCGGCCTAATCTCCCGCATAGCCGCGAGGATAAAGTTGACGAGCGGCGTGCGCGCCGAGCCAGCCGGGGGCAGCTCCGGCCCCTCGAAATAGTCGAGCCAAACGCCGCACAGCCAATGGTACAGCATCGCGCGTTGCTCGGTCTGGCGTGGCGTCTTGGCATCTTGCAGTGTGCGGGCGCCGTGCAACATGGCCTCCGTGCGCCGCCGCAGCCTTGCAATGCACCACAGGCCGCGCTCGGTTTCGATGTCTTCTTCGGGAACGAACGCCTCGGCCCGACCCGCGAGAATGGCTTCAAATTGATCTGCGGGAAAGTGACAGGTCTTCCGGTATAGCTTCGCGAACGCATCAAGATGTTCCAACATGCGCTCGGCCCGCTCGGCGGCCGCGGCCGGGTCGTAGGCAAACCCCGGATAGTCCTCGAATAGAACTTTTGACAGCGCCGCCCGCGCCTCGGCCTCGGCATTGGGCCTGCGTCCCGCGGCCTCGCAGATTTTGGCCCAAGCGGTGTTGGTCAACGGGGACGGCATCAGGCCCGCCGCAGCGGCACAACATCGGCGGGTGCGGCGGGCGAGGTGTCGAGCAGCGCAGCCCGCACCAACTCGTCATAGTGGTGTTTGATGAATCGCCCGTAGTGGGCCTCGATAATCGGCGGGCTGGTGTCGTGCCAGCGGCTGACAATCGCGACCGGCAGGCCGCGCATCAACGCTCGCGCGATGC